GTCTTCCTTACGGAGATGACACCGGGGACGGGTTTTCAAGTAAATATAGCGCTTTAGTATACCCGGTTATTGCAACATCTACCGCCTCTATTCCTGCAACAGGTTCTGCAATAGCTCTTTCAGCAGCAAATTATTATTATTTTACAGCTCCAACATTAATAGAACTTTCTGAAACTGATTATAATTCTATAAAGCAAGGCAATATTTCGTGGTCAGGAGTCGGTACTGCTTATGCTTCTGCTGCCCCTACTATAACAGATATTACAAGCTTAAGTAGTTCTGGTATAGGTTTAGTAGTATTAAATGAAGCTAAGACAACTATTAATGAAAAATTTGAAGGCTATTATTTTAACTTAGCAGATAATACTAATTTAAACCCAACCTCAAATTATGACGATGCTAAGGATATTAAGACCATAACAGTTAATGCCGGTTCTACTGCTCCTGCAAGTTATCAAACAGTGCCTACAACTCGTTTAGGGTTCTCGGTAAGCGCTACTTCAGCAGCAGGTATAAACAGTCTATCTCAAGATATTGAAAATATACCTACGTACAATATTGCAACTGGTACTGGTTATGATGACACTGCTATATTCTCCTTAGTAAAGGTAAGAGTTACACCTTTTGAAAAGAATTCGTTAACTCTCTCTTATAATTTACAAGAAGGCTATACAACCTCCTTCTATAGTAACCGTACCATACAAGACCCTAACGGTGGACCCGCGCTTAATAATTTTGCTGGCACGGTCATTAATGACGTGTCTCCAAACCTTACAGTTTTAATTAACCCAAAAATTTCTAATCAAACTACTTGGTTAGATGCTAGTGGTAATGCTCAGAAATATATTAGAATATTAAATACCGCGACTGCTACCGCACCTATAACAACATTAGGCTATAGAGCGGCAGATTCTCTATTCCCTCTTGGTGTATATTCTCCGTCTCTAGATACAACTACTGCAAAAATTATTGGTAATGTAGGAGCTAAGCTAGATACAGTATTAAACTTAGCGGAAAATCCTGACGCAGTTACAATAGACGTAGTAGTAGATGGTGGTCTATCAACTATTAGCGCAGGAACTTCAGCAAATATTGGTGCAACGTTTGATGATGTAGCTTACAATACTACAATTAGCACTGAATTAACCAATCTTGCTAGTACCTCTTCCTACACCCCTGGTAGCATAGGCAGTGCTTGGAAAGCAATCACTGATAAGTTCGTAGAGTTTACAACCTTTCGTCGTAAGGATTGCGTATATATAGCAGACCCATTACGTTATATATTTGTACAGGGTGAAAACTTCAAGACATTAGACGATAAGTCTAAGAACTTCTCTTCTAATATCTACTGGCCACTACGTAATCAATTCAGTACATACAATACTAGTTATGCAACCACTTATGGTAACTGGGTAAAGACAGTAGATAGTTTCTCAAACAAGCCAGTTTGGTTACCGTTCTCTGGTTTTGCTGGTGCAATTTACACTCGTAATGACGCAGTAGCATTCCCTTGGGGGGCACCTGCTGGTCTAAACCGTGGTGTTGTAACCGGTATTACAGATCTTGCTGTAAACCCACAACAAAAACAGCGCGATCTACTCTATAAGGTTTCTATAAACCCAGTGGTAAACTTCCCGCAAGAAGGCTTTACGATAATGGGTCAAAAGACCTTACTCAAAGCCCCAAGCGCATTCGACAGAATAAATGTACGTCGTCTGTTCTTATATCTAGAAAAGTCAGTACTCAATACTACTAAGTTCTTCGTATTTGAACCGAACACCACATTTACTCGTAACCGTTTGGTTAATACTATTAGTCCAGTATTTGATCTTGCAAAGAATACTCAAGGAGTATTCGATTATCTAATAGTATGTAATGAAACTAATAATACCGCCGACATTGTCGACGATAACACACTTGTAGTAGATATCTACATAAAGCCAACTCGTACTGCAGAGTTTATCTTGGTAAACTTCTACGCAACCCGTACAAGTCAAAGCTTCCAGGAACTATTACAATAACCTAAATATAACATATGGCACAAACAATACAAGACTTCTTCAGAGTAGCCCAACAAAGAGACTTCGCTCGTGACTATATGTTACGTGTTGTCTCTTTGGGCAACGACACGCTAAACGAAGATGATTTCGTTTATATCACTACTACTACCTTGCCGGGTAGAACCATTTCTAACCAGCAAGCGCTTTATATGGGTCTAGAATTTAACTTTCCAGGCACCGTAAAGTATCCAGGTAGTAACGCATGGACCGTAACGTTCCGCAACGATAAAGGCGGTATCATTCGTAATAAGTTAGAAAGCTGGCAAATTAACGAAGTATTCGATGACGACACCAGCGTAGGAGATCTATCAGTAAGAGGTACAGATTCAGTTATTCAGCTTAATCTCTTAGATGATAAATTAAGTGTACTTAATACGTACAAATTGTATGGAGCTTATATACAAAATCTAGGCGCCGTGAGCTATGATATTACCGGTACCGGGGCTCCTCTATCGTTTGAAGCTACTTTAGCTTATCATTACTGGAGACACGAATAACAATTATTATATAGTAGTTTACAAAGCCTCGCGAAAGTGAGGCTTTTTTATTGTTTATACATTAAGTATACGTATGGTAATAAAGCCGTCAGTACAGGACTTTCTAAATGTTGCAACTAGTTTCGGTTTTAGTACAGTAGTACCTTTTAGAGCCTTTGAGTATAACGTACCTACAATAGCTACTTACCCAGATAATACTAACTGGCCTGTAACGTTTATAAGTGATAATCAAAATTTTATAAGAAGCATATTCGAAGCCTGGAATACAGTATTATATAACGAACAAAACCAAACTGCTCAAAATATAAATTTTGGTGGCTGCAAAATAGTCTTTAATTTACTTGGAGATCAGTCTAATCTGCATAAAAACTATAAAAAATATATCCTATGGGGAGCTTTTCCAACACTATTAGAAGGAGTAGAATATAATATAACTGATACAGGCAATCAAGTGATTACTTTTAACGCTACCTTTGCGTACCAGTATTTTACGGTTGAAACAGTAACAAGGGACTCTGATCAATAAGTATTACTATGCCGAATAATAGACAAATAGATAAACAAGACCTGCAGGGGTTTTATCATATAGCTACTCAACGTGGTTTTTCCCGCGATTATCAAGCTAGAGTTACTGAGTTAGTAATCAACAACCAACCTCTTGACCCTGACGATCTAGTTTATATTAAAACCTTTTCTTTACCGGCGACAAAAACTTCTGTAACAAGTGTGAAATATTATGGGGTAGATATACATTCAGTAGCGTTAAAAGATTTTGGAGAAAGTACTAACTGGGGCGTAACTTTTCACGCGGATGAATATCTTACTTTGAAAAAATGGTTTGAAGATAGATTATCTGAGATTGCAAACAATTCTACCCCGCAGCAAGGCAATACTATTTTTACTCAGCCTCGCAACCCTAAACTGAATCCTGTTTCAAATGAAACAAATTATGCTTTAATAGAAGTTATTAATAGTAATTTTGAAACCGTTGTAAAATATAAATTGTACGGACTCTTTATAATAAATGTACCAGGTATTAGTTATGATATGGCTGGTACAGGTAAAGCACAAGACTTTACGATTACTTTTGGATATCAGTATTGGAAGCAAATAACTGGTGACTCGGTAACTCAATATGAGTCTACAACAACCAGTGGTTTTGGAGCTATAACACCAGGGGGATCTACTACCGGTCAACCAACTGGGGTGCTTAATACTATTTTAGGCGGTCTTCGTACTGTAACAAATGTAGCTAATGTGGTTCGTGGGACCGCTACAGCAGTACGAGGCGCAGCTACTTCAGTACGAGGTGCCGGTCGCGCAATCCGCGGTAGATAACAGTGAATACAGCTACATTCTTAACTCAAGTACTTTCAAGTCCCGGGTACCATATACCCGTAGAGGCTAATTTTGTTATTAGTATAGATGGTATAAATGATCTTATAAACAAGTTAAAGACGGTTGAGGAAGAAATAGCAGATAAAAACTTGTTAGTAGATACAAATTTTAACGATATATTAGATCAAAACGATGTTTTCTTTGCAACTTATGCTTCTATACCCGGAGAAAGTGTCACCCCGGCCCGGGTAGGGTTTGCATCAGTTAATAGTGTGTATGGTGGGTTACTTTCTGGTCCTGTGTTAAAAGGTCGCCGGGACCTGGCGGAGTTAAAAATAGGTTTTATAGAAACTAATAGATCAATAGTAGACTATATTTTAAGACCGTGGGCAGTAGCTATTTCTCAATACGGACTATTTGCCAGATCTTCTGATAGCTCTCAAAATTTTAAGACAAATATAACTATAAGCTATCTAGATAAAACTGCTGGGGATATAAACAACTCTCCTCGCATACGCAAACGTGTTACATTTAATAATGCCGCCCCTATAGATATAGCTGGTTTTCGAAGCGAATACGGTAGCAGATCTGAAGCCCGTGTTACAGATACTTCATGGACCTATTCTACATACAAGGTAAGTACATGAAATGCCGTTTAAGCTAAACGCATATTTACCTAGTAAGAAAAAAGAAGTACAGATAAAAGAACTAACTTACAAACAATACCGAGAGTTAGTTAAGAGTCTGTATAATGTAGATAAAAAAGAAACTATACAGCAATATAATTCGATATTGCAAGATCTCTGTCCGGATATATCATTATTGGATTTAACATATGAAGATAAACTATCTTTACTTCTTACGGTCCGTAATTACTGCGTTAGTCCGGATTTAAAATTGAAAGGTACCACTGTAGATAATAATATTTTTAACTACTCTATTGCAGTTGAGACATTAATTAAAAAAATAAAAAGTATAGATAAATCCAGTATAGTTAATTTTGAAGAAGTATCTATAGAGTTTTCTTCCTACAAAGCTCGAGACGAATATATTTTTATTGGAAATAACAAAGATATCTTTATTATTCTTGCGTCTTATATAGATTGTATAAAAACGAGCGAACAAATAGTAGAATTTAAAGATTATACTATAGAAGAGCGTTTAGAAATAATTAATTCTCTTCCTCAATATATAGTTAATCAAGTTTACAAAAGTATAGAAGAGATGCAAAATTATTACGAGAAACAAATTTTACTTGAAGTAAAAAATCCAATAACTAAAGAAACTGTACTCACTTTAACCTGTAATATTAATTACGAAGTACTACAGAAAGTTATTGAGTTTATTTTTACAGAAGATTTAAACAACATCTACCGCGCGTTTTTTAATGTAGTAAACTATGCTGGATTTAGCCCGGAGTATATAGATTCGATTACACCAATCGAAGCCCAGGTGTATTGGATGTATTATTTAGAGGATAGGGAAAAAGTATCAAAAGAAAGTACCACTAATAATAGTAATTTAAGCTTGCCGGCCGCCTTGAATAAAGAGCTAGGCTTTTAGAAAGACCTGGTAATTAATGATATGAGTAAAATTAATGAACTTGTTGCTACATTAAACGCAATTACGGATAAAAATATATTTGAAATATATATACCTAGTTTAAAGCGTACGGTAAAGTTCCGCCCGTTAACCGCAAAGCAGCAACGAGCATTCTATACTTGTGTAAATGAAAAAACAGTTTTTAACACTCAGTTTATTTTAACTACATTTAATATTATTAAAGGGTGTTGTACAGAGTCTAATTTAATCCCTGTATTTAATATTTTTGATAGGGCGGCTATTTTAATAGCGTTACGGGTTAATACATTAGGTAATTTAATCACCGTGTTAAAAGATGAGCAAGAATTTACAGTAGATTTAACTGATTGTTTACAACAATTTAAGTCTTTAGAATTACCTATATGCAAGGATATAGCTGTGCAAAATATATTAATTAATTTGCAAATACCTACTTTACTCGAACAGTATGAGCTTGAAAAAGAATTAAGAGATAAAGAAATAGATACAATGCCTTTTTCTTCTTTATTAGAAGATATAATAACCGGGGAGGTATGTAAATTAATAAAAGAAATTAATATAGAGCAAGTTGCAGTAGGTTACAAAAACCTTAACTTTAAGGATAAAGCAACAGTTGTTGAGTCTCTTCCAGCAAGTATTGTTTTTGAGTTACAAGATTTTGCTCAAAATGTAAATACTAAATTAAGTGAATGTTTGACATGCCCGGTAAAAGATAACGATACTATTGCCTTTGATATTACGGTGGATTTCTTTTTAGATAGATAATATAAACTTACAGTCAGCCCTAAGTATTTTTATGGCTGATAGTAACGAGGCTGTACAAGATAGATCGAATGATCCGGCAGCGGGATTAACTTCTCCTGCTATGCTTCCGCCTAACGTTGCCGAACCTCTAACTCAAAGTTTAGAATTCATTAATGCTGGGGTAAAAACTCTAGGAAATAAAATAACTAGTAATACTACTGCAGTTAATAAACTCACTGTAAACATAGTACAGACATTAGAAAAAAATAACAACCAATTAAATGAAACTTTTAAGTCTCTTTTTGAGAGTATAAAGACCCCGCCTAAAACAGAAGAAGGCTATAAAAAAGAAGATATTATCGCTTTAGTACAAATACTTGAAAAGAATAAACAAGAAACTATACAGACTTTGTTAAAAACAAAACTGTCTGAAGTTAAAACTAAAGATCGCCCTAGTAAAGGTATATTTGAAGATGCAAAAAGCTTGTTAAAGCTTTTTCTTGAGCTTAAACAAAACAAAAAAGAAGCGGCTGAGCAAAAAGACAAAACTAAAGTAACTGCTGAAGAGGAAGAAAAAAGTAAAGTAACCCCTGTAGGTGGTAGCGCGGAATCTGTTGCTAAAAGTGCTGATGCTTTATTAAAAACGTATAAAGAACAAGCAGAGGGTATAAAAAAAACTCAAAACAAAAAAGAAGTTGAAATAAAAGGAGAACCTGCTGTAGAGGTAAAAATTACT